GCCTACATCGGCGGCGAGCGCATCCAGGTGGCAGTGGCAGCGGCGGCCGCAGCGTCCGCCGCTGCCACTGCCACCTGGATGCGCTCGCCGCCGATGTAGGCGCTGAGCGTGCCGGCCTTGGATGCGGTACCGGAGATCGCGAACGAACCGGTCGCCGCCGCGCCGGCGCCATCAGCCAGCGGCAGGCACCACACTTCGCCGAAGCTGTCGTTGGCGCGGTACTTGGCGTGCATGGCGGCCAGCATCGACCCGACGCCGAACTGTTCCTTGGCGGCGTCCGTGCGGCTCACCAGCTGCGGCACGTTGGCAGCGGCGACGCCCGTAGCCAGCATCTGGCCGATGATCAGCGTGCGCAGGGTCTGCGAGAAGTAGCCGGCCTGCGAATTGTCGACCTCCGCATAGAACAGCGGGACGCGAACGTTCAGAGGGATATTGTTGAATTGCATTACTTCGCTCCTTTACGGACTTTTGCGGAGGGTTGAACTTCGATCACGTCGCCATCGAACAGGCGACGCAGCCAATACTGGGTGGGCTCGACGGTGCGGCCTTCGGCGGACAAATAGCCGCCCCGCTCCGGGTCGGGCACTTGCCGACCAGGCGCTGGTTTGATTCGCATGAGTTGCTCCTACTGGTGAGGAAGGTCGATGGAGAGCGTTGCGTCGATCTGGCCGTCCGGCATCGAGAGATCGACATCGATGTCGACACCCTCCCAGTCGGGCAGGTCGCTGTCGCGCACATCCAACCAGGTGTCTTCCTCGCCGATCTCGTAGTCGGCGGCGAACTCGAACTGGTAGTACATTCGCGCGCGGTCCATGCGCAGCAGATTGCCGCCGTCGAATTCGATGCCGCCGTACTCCTCACCGACCTCGAAGCCGAGCAGCGCCCGGAACAGCTTGGCCCGCATGTCGTGCACGGTCAGCGCCGCCGCCTGGCCGCGCTCGTCCGGCGTGTTGGAGAGCACGACAACGACGGCGAAGCCCTCGCGTACCCGCTGCCGATAGCCGTTCTGGCTAACGTTGTTCTCCGGGCTCTCGTCCATCGGAATCACGTAGGCCGCCGGCACCGGCAGGTTGGCGCTCTCCGGGATCCCGGAGAACTGCGCAGCACCGGCCACGCGGTTGGCGAACTCCGGCACTCGCGCGCGCAGATGTGCAATGACGATGTTCAGGTTCATCGTGGCTTGAGCGCGTCTTTCAGCGCCTCCATCAAAGCTGCCTTGCTGACGTCGCTGCGCTTGAACTGCGCGGACATCATGAAATCGTTACGTGGCGCCATACGCCAGCCCTTGCCGTTGTCGACCTGCCGCTGGTGGTCCTTGCGGCGCTTGGCGTCGCGCCGCACGCCGTAGACCAGGAACGCCGGATAGAACGCGTCTCCCATCTCGGCAGTCTTCTGCGGCGAGACAACAGCGCCCATGCCGGACGAGAAAACCTTGACCTTGATGCTGCGCGATAACGTGCCGCTGTCGCGGCCGGGATCCTGTCCGGGCTGCGAGACGGCACGCCGCGCCACCAGGCGCCGCGCTTCCTTGCGCACACCTCCACCGATTTGCCGCAGGGCGCGGCGCATCTTCTTCTTGTCGAAGTCGAGAGCCGTGTGGCCGGCGAGTTTGACGTTGACCTCAAGCATCAGATTGCTCCCAGCAATTCCGCCTCGATCTGGAGCCAGCGCCCCTGCCCTTTGAGGTCCATCGATCGCTTGACGCGGTAACGAGTGCCCGCCACCTCATCGTCGATCACGTGACTCGGGGTTACTGTCCGCTCGTTCACAGTCGGTGAGAGCCGCATGGTGATCAGGTGCGTCACATCGTCGCCGGTCTGCTTCGCGCCGTAGTAGACGGAGCCGCGTGTCGGCTCGACGCCGGCCCATACTTCCATGCCGGCGGAATATGTCGGCTCGATGTCTGCCATTCCGCTCGGGTTGTCCTGCCAGGCGCGGATCCGGAGCCGCTTGTTCAGACGCCCTGCCGCCATATCACCTCCAAACAGTGGCCCGGTCCAGCAAGCCGTCGATATGCGGCAGCGACTGGACGGACTGACCCACGACCACACCTTCACGGTTCTCGTACATCGTCCCCACGGTCAGCAGGATCCACTGCTTGATCGCTTGCGGGACCGCGGCGGCGTTCTCGTAGCCAGCCCGGAACCGGATCCTCACCGCATTCGGCTGTTCGCGTGTCATTGGCCATGACTTGCTGTAGGCGGGAATCAGGCGCCCGGGCTCGCCGAAGTCGTCCAGTAGATAGTCGCTCTCAGGAAGGATCTGCAGGTCGCCATTGGCGTCCACATACTTCACGCTTTCGACCTCGATGATTGGCGGCTTGTCGAGAGCGATTTTTTCCGGGAAGCGATCAAGCGCCAGCTCCCACGTCTGCGGCAGCAGGGAGCGGCCGGTCCGGTGCTCGGCGGTCTGCATGGCCGCCGTCACGAGCGACTGGATCAGCCCGTCATCGGCGGTCAATGCGGAATCGACACGAAGGTGAGTCTTGACCTCGTTCAGCGGAATCAGCTCGCCATCGGGCGGCGTCACAAGACGAAGGTTCATGGTGCTCACTCATGTCTGGAATCGGGGCCCCAGCTCACGCTGGAGAATATGCAGCGGCGCGGGGCCTTACCGTGGTTTTTCACTACGCCGGCACTCACGGCTTGACCGGCCCGCCCTATCAGGACGGCTATTTCTGGCTGCCGTCTCCGGCGCCGTCGTCGGCGGACTTCTTGTCGGCCTTGTACTCGACGGCCAGCTTGGCTGCGATGTACTTCTTGGCGGTTTCTTCGTCGAAGCCGGCGATCTCGCCGGTCTGATACGGGCTCACCGTTGCGGTGAACTTGATGACGACCTTTTTCATGACAACTCCAGGTGAAGAGGAATGGTGCAGACGTCTGCACATAGGGGGATGGCGCACAGCCATCCCCATCCGTCAGCAGCTGATTACGGCGTCCAGCGGACGGCGGTCAGCACCGCCACTGCAGCGTTGTGGCGCGGCTGGATGTCGTGCTCGGTGATCGCGCGCACCAGCGTCAGGTCCTGCGAGAACGCGGAGACCATGTTCGCGCCGTCCTTGAACGACGCCTCGCTGGAGACATCGATGATCAGCCCGGTGGCTTCGCCGATGATGACTTCGTTGAAGTCGACCAGGTAGATCTCCGACTCGTTGCTGCCTGCACCGAGGTTTTCCGGGATCTGGGTGGTCAGCTTGTACGGCTTCCCGCGCAGCATGCCGGCGTCGATTTCGGGAAAGGCCTTGTTGCCATTCCCGTCCAGCAGGTTCTGCAGGAACACCATCGTGCGAGGGGTGAACACCCAGCCCGGCGCGATCATCCGCACGTTGTTGCTCAGCAGCGCGAGCTCCAGCTTGCCCAGATCGTTCTTGACGTTCTGCAGGTTGATCGTGGCGTTGGCCGCGATCACGTTGCCGGCCGGCGCCCAGTGGCGCAAGCCTTTCGGCAGGTTGCCGGTGCCGTCGTCGCGCAGGAAGCCGATGTCTTCGCGCAGGCCGATCGACTGCAGCATGTCGTCGCGCACGATTGTGTTGGCCTGCGGGCTCGAAAAGCGGATCAGGTCGTTCGAAACCGGCACGAGTGCGGTCAGCTTTTTGCGAGTCAGGGTCATCTGACCGAAGGCAGGCTGAGACGGGGTGATGTCGTCGTTCTCACCCTGGTAGGTGGCGGTCGAGCTGCCGGTCAGCTTCGGCATGGTGAGCGTGCCGTTCGGCATCGGTACCACGCGCGCGCCAGAGGCACGGACGACCGAGCGCGGACGCAGCATCTCGATGAACTCCGGCACGTAGCCCGGCGGTACGATGAAGCCACCCGCAGAGTTGGTGCCGGTATTGAGTGCGGCTGCCAGCTCGGGATAGCCGTGCGTGTCAGCGAAGTTCGCCGCAGCGCGCGGATCGCCCTTCGAGGCGCACAGCGAGCGCACGATCATGCCGATGTCGTCGCCCTGCTGCTTTGCGGCTTTCGGCACGGCCGGAACGGTCAGGCCGGTCAGCGGGGTGGCGGTCACAGCGGCCATGCGCTCTGCCGACTGGATGCGGCCGATTTTGGCGCTCAGGTCGTCGAACTCGGCCTGCAGGGCGCCGAATTCGGCCAGCTGCTCTGCCGTCAGTTCAGTGCCTGCGGACTCGAGCGCGGCCAGTTCCGCGACACGTGCTTGCACCCCCGCGCGGCGCTGCAGAAGACTGTTGATGTCTTTCATTGCTTTCCTTTCAAAATGAAAAAGCCGCCCAGCGGGCGGCAACTTACCCCTCGCGGGGATCCTGATGATGCTTGGTTTAAGCGGAGCGAATACGCATCGCCTGGGCGGCGCGCTGGACGCGCCCGTTCGAGTTGCGCGCGGCCGAGCCGCCTGCATTCTTCGCAACGATCTCGCGGATCGCATCGTTCGCGGTCATCACCCTGTCCGCGAACCGAACCCGTACTGCATCCGCACCACGGTAGGTGCCCGCCTCGGTCGCTTTCACAGCCTCGACAGACATGCCGCGGTTGCGGGCAACGGTTTCCACGAACAACTCATACGCCAGGTCGACCTCTGCCTGCAGCCGGGCATGCGCCTCATCGGTCAACGGCACGCCAGGGAGCCCATCGGCCTTTCTCGCACCGGCGTAGATCGGGATCACCTTCACGCCCTCACGCTCCATTGCCGCGCTCTTATCGACATGCGCGGCAACGATTCCGACCGAACCAACCCCGCCCATCCGCGGAACGATGATTTCGTCCGCTGCCGACGCGATGGCATACCCCGCGCTGTAGCCCGACTCGTCCACGATGGCGGAAATCGGCTTCGTTCCGCGCGCAGCGAAAATTTCATCAGCGAGATCGAAGAGGCCATTCACGTGGCCACCCGGAGAGTTCACGTCGAGGACGATGTGGCGCACCGAGCTGTCGTTCAGCATCGCTCGGAAGTCCATGGACATCTGCTTGTAGCTGTGCAGACCGGACATTGCATCCAGGCCGCGAGTGCGGTGCGTAAGCGATCCGTGCACCGGCAGAACCGCCACCCCATGGCCAAGATCGTAGGCCGTGGTCTCTCCTTGCTTCGCCGCGTTCAAGCCAGCAGGCAGACTGGAGGCATCGAACGCGCCAATATCCTCAATGTTCAGATGTCCCTTCAGGACATTCAGGATCACTTCCAGCTTCGCGCCGTGGATCGCCAGAGGGGTGTTGAACACCAGCTCGGCAAGGTAAGCCTTTTTCATTCCTGCTCCTCTTCGCGCGGCTCGCCGACGCGTTGCATGTTGAGCGGTTCCAGATAAGTGTCGCCGCCTTCGTACGGATCCAGATCCTCCAGACCACGGATCTCGTTCGCGTTGTAGACGCCCATGTCACGCCCCATCTTGTAGGACTCGAAGCGCGCCTTCATGTCGCCGCGCAGCAGCGCCGCTGCGTTGAACTTCACGTAGTAGCCTTCCTCCCGCTCGTCGGCCGACAGGAGCGACAGGTTCGCGCGCTGCTCCCAGCGAACCAGCCAGGGCAGCAGCGTGTACTTCACGAACTGCAGATCCTGGTGCTCGATGTTGCTGAAGGTGGCGCGCTCCAAATCGGCCAGCATGTGCGGCGGAATCCGGAACATCCTGGCGATCTCTGTCACCTGGAACTTGCGCGACTCCATAAACTGCATGTCCGCCATGTTGATGCGCAGATCGTGCAGCTTCATGTTGCCGCCGATGACGGCGATGTCGTTCTTGTTCCCCTGGTGGATCTCGCGCCAGGACTCCCGGATGTCGGCACGCTGTTTCTTGTCCGGGGTGCCCGGCACCTCCAGCGCCGCTGGCGGCACGATCCCGCGTCCCAC